TTGTATGTTTGATTCTGCAAATAGTTTTAATCAAAATATTGGAAGTTGGAACATTCAAAATGTTTTAAGTTGTGGATTAATGTTAAATAATACAGCTTTATCAGTTGATAATTATAATAGCACTTTAAATGGATGGTCTTCACAACAAGTGCAACAAAATATTGAATTAGGAGCCATTGGATTGGAATATTCATTAGATGGAGAAACAGGAAGAAATACATTAATAAATAATTATAATTGGACTATTACCGGTGATATTTTTGTTTGTTTTATGAAAGATACAATGATTTTAATTTTAGAAAATGGTATAGAAGTAGAAAGAAAAGTTCAAGAATTAAAAAATGATGATATGATTAAAATATCAACTGGAGAATATAAAAAATTGGTATTTATTGGAACTAAAAAAATAGATATTAGAAAAAATATAGATAAAATAAGAATAATGAAACAAGGAATTTTAGGAAATAATTTGCCAAATAAAAATTTGTTAGTTACATCAGGTCATTCTGTTTTATTTAAAAATCTTAAAAATGTAAATGAATATTATAATGAAAATATATATAATAATAATGTGGAAGGATATTATAAAATAATGTCTCAACATTGTAAATTATTTGATCATGTAAAACCGGAGGAATTAACAAATATTAAAGATGGTAATAATGTGTCATATTATCACTTTGTTTTAGAAAATAAAGATGAAGAAGGGCAATATGGTGTATATAGTAATGGTATTTTAAGTGAAACAATGGCTTTAAGTTTTAGTAAAAAAAATTTTTATTAATAAAAATTGAAATAATATAAAATATAAAATATAAATATAATTAATAAGTATGGAAAATCTTAATTATACCTCTATTTATAAAACTGATAATGAAATTTTAAATTGTATTAAAGAAAATTTGATAAGAATGTTATTTGAAAGAAATTTAATAAATAAAGAAAATATAGAAAATAAAATAAGTAAAATAAAAAATATTAAAAATGATATTTTTGATATTAAACTTGATAATGCAGAAAATTATAATAGTAAATTTGAAGATGATGAATTATTAATAAAAGTATTTAATTATAATATAACATCTATAGCTAAAGGCAGTGAAATTCAAGAATTTATAATCAAAAATATTAATAAATATAAAATATTAATAGTTAATGACATAACACCAAAATCAATTAATAGCTTAAAACAATTATCTAATATTAAAAAAGAAAACAATAGTAGTAATTTAGAAATATTCACATTTTTTGAATTATCATTTATTGTTATTGATAATATTCTTCAACCTAAATTTATTCCATTAAATAAAGATGAAGAACAACAATTTTTAGATGAATATCCAACAATTAAAAAAAAAGATTTAAAAATTATATTAAATAATGACCCTGTGGCAAAATTTTACAATTTTAAAACAAATAATATTATTAAAGTTATTAGAACAACACCAGTTGGAATGACATTTGAATATAAATTAGTATATTAGATTTGAAAAATATAAATAAATTCATTTTTATTCCAACTTGTTCTTATTTCTTTTTTGTATAATAAATATTTTTTTAACAGATGATTATAATCAAATAATAAACAATATCCAGTGAATTCATTTAATATTTTATTATATAATATATTATTATCTTCTTTGTCAAAAATTTTATTACAACAATACAAAATATCATAATTACCAAAATATAATTTTTTATAGTCTTGATGTAATAATTCAACATTATTAAACATATTAAATTTTTCAAGTAATGAAACACTTTTATTATATCTTTTAATATTTATTTCAACACCAGTAGAAAATATATTTAATTTGTAAGATAAATAAATAATAATTTTTCCACATCCACTTCCAATATCTATAAAATTTAAATTTTCATATTCAAATGTTTTGATTATTTCTAATAAATTTTTTTCATTAACTTCTCCATATATATATGATTGAATATTATCATCTAATTCCGGAGGAATAATATAATCTTCAACATCAATTTTTGAAAATATAATTTCACTCATTTAATATTATATTAAATGATAATTTTAAATATTTATTTTTTTATAATGATAATTATAATAATGAGTATTTATAATTACTTTATAATATATGAACTTTCCAATAATAAAACATTTGTCAAGATTGAGATAAAAAATAATAAAATAAAATGTGATAATAAAGTTATTAAAAAGGATATTGAAGAAAAAATAAAAAATATAGATATTAAAAAGGTTAATTTTTATGTATCGTTATATGATTATAAACTAATAAAAGAAAGTGCTTTTTGGGATACTATTAAAAATTTAGAAAGAAATGAAATGCCAATATATAAAAAAAAAGAAGATTTAAAAGATTTTTTATTATGGTGTGAAAATAATTTTAATAATGATAAAGTTGATATTTATGAAACTGATAAATTTACAAAAAGAAAAACAGTTTTTTCAGATAGAGAAGAATGTTTAGAAAGTGTTAAATATCAACAAACAAATCCAAAATTTAGTAATTTTAATCAATTATTTTTTCACGCTGGTGATATGATAGATATTGAAAGATATGGGTATATTTATATTAGATCATTATATAATAAATTAGAAACAATTGATTTAAAAAATAATATTTTTAAAAATCATAGTATTGAAATTTGGGATAAATTTAAAACTGATTTTAATTCAATAAAAAATACAATGGAATATATGTTTCATAAAATGAAAAAAGGAATACTTATTGGAATAAAAAACAATAGATTAGCAATATTTTTGCCATTTTCAAAACACAATTATAAAAATGATTTCTATACCGAATTATATTTTGATGAAAATGATAAAAAAGTATTAAAAGAATATGAAAAAACTAAAAATCAAAAATTATTATTTAAACTAAATAATACAGTTAAATATTACTTAACCAAATATCATCTTCCAAATAAAGATAAAGAATTAGATAGAAGAAAATGGATTGCTAATGATTGTTTTTTTAAATATGAAAAATATGAAGGAGACCAAAATGAAGCTTTATTTGAAGATTTTTTTAATGAACTTTGTATTAATAGAAAATTACCTGATTGTATATTTTTTATAAATGTCAGAGACCATCCAATGTTAAATAAAAATTTAAAAGATAGTTATACTAGTATAATTAATAAAGATTTAGATGATAAATATTTACATAATAAATATGCTCCTATTCTTTCTGTTGGTCCATCTATAGATACAGCTGATATTCCATTAATAACACAAGATGATTGGATGAGAGTAAGTAAAAGAATATATCCTGATGATTGTAAAAATGGTTATTTAAATAATTTTAAAAATGTGGAATGGAAAGATAAAAAAAATATAGCTATTTTTAGAGGAACGGCTACAGGATGTGATGTTGATGAAAGAAATGTTAGAATTAAAGCTTCTATTTTATCAAAAGAATATCCAGAATATTTAAATGCTGGTGTAGTTAAATTTAATAGAAAATTAAAAAAAAAATTAAATAATTCATTGAATATTATTCAACCAAAAATTCAACTTGTTAATAGAATGGAATTAGAAGAACAAAATCAATATAAATATATATTAAATTTAGACGGACATGTAGGAGCTTTTAGAATGGGTAATGAATTTTCATTAAATAGTGTTGTATTAAAACCGGATTCAAAATATTATTTATGGTTTAGTTATTTATTAAAACCATTCGTTCATTATGTTCCTATCAATGAAAATTTAGATAATTTAATAGACCAAATTAAATGGTGTAGAGAGAATGATAAGAAGTGTTACGAAATATCACAAAATGGAATGGAATTTTATAAAAAGTATTTAGAAAAAGATGGAATTTTTGATTATATGCAAAAAGTTTTAACACAAATAATTCCAAAATCATTAGATTTTAAGAAATATGATAAAACAATAGCAATTATAGTATGTTATAGAAATCAGCCTAATAATGAAAGATTAATACAAAAAAGATATTATACTTATTGGATGAATAAATTATTAAAACCAATTTGTAATTATGATATTATTATTGTAGAACAAAGTGAAAAATATAAATTTAATATTGGTAAATTAAAAAATATTGGTTTTGATTATCTTAATAAAAATAGCAAAAAAAAATATGATAATTATATATTCTCTGATGTTGATACAATACCTGATAGTAATTTAATTGAATATTTCTTTAAAACTACCAACTCATTAAATGCTTTAGCTGTTTATGGAACACGGTATGAAAGAATGGATATTAAAAATAAAAAACCTTTTGCTGGTGCTTTAATATCTTGTAATAAAAATTTTTTTAATGAAATAAATGGTTATCCAAATAATTTTTATGGATGGCAAGGAGAAGATGAATGTTTATTATTAAGATTATATGAAACAGGAAAACCAATATATAATGTTTCTAAAAATAAAGGTCGTGTTATTGATATTGAAGAAAAAGAAGGTAAATTAAAAGATACAAAAGAAAAAGTTGAAGATTTAAGCAATAAAAAAGAAAGAGAAAATTTAACATATGAAAAAATTTATAACTATAAAAATTATAAAAAAAATGGATTAAGTAATTTAAATTATGATGTTATTGATAAGTTTGAATATGATAATAATTATCATATAATTGTTGATTTAAAAAAAGAAGAAGCTGAAAAATTATATCCAAATGATTATTTTTTTAAAGAAAGTATTAGTAAAGAAGTATATAAAAGTATTACAAAAAAAATATTTGATATTAAACAAATTGTGTTTTAATGATAAATAACTTTATAATCTTTAAAATCATCAATATATTTATAATCTTTATTACATTTTATTGTTTTAAGATTTTTTGGTATTTTTTTTTATTAAATTTATATTTAAAAGTTAAATGTGTTAAATTAATATTATTTGATAAATCTATTTTTTGATTGAATTTATTTTTAATATATTTTTTTATATATTTATCATTATATAAATTATGTATTTCAATCGCTATTAAAGGGTCATTATAATTACTAAACTTAATCTTTTTATATTTATTAATTACATCATAATAATCCGTTAATTCTTCATTAAATTCTGGTTTAAATATTAACAAATCATCCACAATCCAGTAATTATTTTCCATTATTAAATATTTAATAATATTATAAATAAATTTTCAATTTTTAATGATGAATAACTTCATAATCTTCAAAATCATCAATATATTTATATTCTTTATCACATTTAATTGTTTTAAGATTTTTTGGTATTTTTTTTATTTTTAAATAATAATTTATTAATTCTAAATATTCAATTGAATTTGGAAGATTATTTAACTCTTTTTTATAATTTATAATATTTATTTTTTTAATACTATTTGGTAAATTATCTAAATTTAAATCATAGCTATATATTTTTAATTCTTCAATATTATTATGTAAATTATCTATTATATATTGATTATTACAATATTCCATTTTTAAACTTTTAACATTTAATGGAATATTAAATTCTTGATTAAACCCATTACCAAAAGTTAAATGTGTTAAATTAATATTATTTGAAAAATCTATTTTTTGATTTAAATCCCCTTTAAAAGTTAAATGTGTTAAATTAATATTATTTGATAAATCTATTTCCTGATTAAAACTCTCTCCAAAAGTTAAATGTGTTAAATTAATATTATTTGATAAATTTATTTCTTGATTAAAATACCCTTCAAAAGTTAAATGTGTTAAATTAATATTATTTGATAAATTAATTTCTTGATTAAAATTTCCAAAAGTTAAATGTGTTAAATTAATATTATTTGATAAATTAATTTCTTGATTAAAATTTCCAAAAGTTAAATGTGTTAAATTAATATTATTTGATAAATTTATTTTTTGATCAAAATCCCATCCAAAAGTTAAATGTGTTAAATGAATATTATTTGATAAATTGATTTTTTGATTAAAATTATTGCCAAAAGTTAAATGTGTTAAATGAATATTATTTGATAAATTAATTTCTTGATTAAAATTTCCTCCAAAAGTTAAATGTGTTAAATTTATATTATTTGATAAATCTATTTCTTGATTAAAATACCATACAAAAGTTAAATGTGTTAAATTTATATTATTTGATAAATCTATTTCTTGTTTAAAAAGAAATCCAAAAGTTAAATGTGTTAAATTTATATTATTTGATAAATCTATTTTTTGATTAAAATAATATCCAAAAGTTAAATGTGTTAAATTAATATTATTTGATAAATCTATTTCTTGATTAAAATACCATCCTAAATTTAAATGTGTTAAATTAATATTATTTGATAAATTTATTTCTTGATTGTAATCACTTCTAATAAAATTAGAACAATATTCTATATTATACATATTATTGGTCTCAATTGCTATTAATGGTTTATTATAATTACTAAACATAATTTTTTTATATTTTTTTATCACCTCATAATAATTTGTTAATTCTTCATTAAATTTAGGTTTAAATATTAACAAATCATCTATAATCCAATAATTATTTTCCATTTTTTATTATTTTAATAAATATATAAATAAATTTTCAATTTTTTTAATGTGTTATAACTTTATAATCTTTAAAATCATTAATATATTTATATTCTTTATTACATTTAATAGTTTTAAGATTTTTTGGAATTTTTCTTATTTTTAAATAATAATATTTTAATTCTAAATATTCAATTGAGTTAGGAAGATTATTTATTTCTTTTTTATAACCATCAATATATATTTTTTTAATACTATTCGGTAAATTATCTAAATTTAAATCAGTTTCATATATATATAATTCTTCAATATTATTATGTAAATTATCTGTTATATATTGATTATTACAACTATTCATAGTTAAACTTTTAATATTAAATGGAATGCATATTTCTTGATTAAAACAATTTCCAAAAGTTAAATGTGTTAAATTAATATTATTTGATAAATTTATTTCTTAATTAAAACAATTTCCAAAAGTTAAATGTGTTAAATGAATATTATTTGATAAATTTAGTTTTTGATTAAAATAAAATTCAAAAGTTAAATGTGTTAAATTAATATTATTTGATAAATCTATTTTTTGATTGAATTTATTTTT